GGCACTTTTTCAAACCGTTCTGTACTGGCCATTATCCGCCTCCATTTTTTTGCAAAAAGAAAGAACCCGCTGTTCGGATTCTCTAAAATAAACCTCATCTATCTCAAAGCCTATATAGCGCCGGTTTGTTTTTATACACGCAATCGCTGTGCTGCCGCTGCCCATGAATGGATCTAAGATAATGTCATTCTCATTACTCCACGTTACGATATGGTCTGCGGCAAGGTTAACGGGGAACTTGGCCGGATGGCTGGTTTCGCGGCTTTGATCGCATGTTATCTCCCAAATGTTGAAACGAGCGCCAAACTCTCGAATAACGCGATGTTTGGCATATCCGCTCATCGGTACTAACGATCCATCCTGCTGTCGCTCCGTGCCGTGTATCTTTTTCCCCGCTTGGCTGTTCTTCCGGTCACAGATAAGGTTCGTGGTTTTCGGTACGCCTTTGGAGAAGATGAACATGTACTCAAAAGCCTGAATATACCGAACTTTGTGCTGAAACGGTGATGTCTTTTTCCAGATCATTGTGTCATGCAGCAGGAACCCCAGCTTACGAAAATATAACGCCTGTCGAAAACTTGAACAGGTTTCGGAACGTTTCACCATCGCGTCTCCGACGATCCAAACGACAACGCCGCCCGGCTTCATCACACGGTAGAGTTCGTCGACAATACCATAAAAATCAAATTCACTGTGCCCGTTATATAATCGAAGATGATCATAAGGCGGGGAAGTAACGGCGAGATCCACAAAATTGTCCGGTATATCACGCAGCCCAATCAGGCAGTCCATATTGTATAGTCTGTTTATCTCAATCATATTCATGGCCCCTGGCGCTTTGACAGCAGCGCTTCCATAATGTCATCCTGAGGGTTGCCGATGAAAGCTGTGGTACAATTTTGCTTAACGATATCGAAAATTTCATACCAGATCAGGTTTGCTTGCTTCTGAAACGATTGGCTCATCTGGACGAACGGGCTGGCAATCGCGCCGCCGGTTGTCGGGTGTTTGCCAAGGAATCCGTATGTGCTGATTGCGTCCTCGCACTGGATGTATCTGGCGAATGCCTGTGAATACGCCTCTATCAAGCGGGGATTCACAAACTTCTCACAGCCACGAGTTCTCAGCCAGCGCCATGTCTCGGCGTATAATTCGTCAGCGCCGAGGGGTTTGCCGTCTTTTTGCCGGGCGCTTAGATATTCGCTTGGCGGCGGCATATCCTCGCCATCGAAGTCGGCGGCGTCTTTTAATTCAACGATTTCGATATCAGTATCGGTGTCCAAATCCGGAATATCCAGTATACGGGCGGTCTTGCCCGCAGATATTTTGTCGAAGAGCGACGCCGGTTTGTCACCGGCGCGGACGCGGCTGCCGCCACGGTTCGTAAAATCTTTAGCCACGGGTCAATCCCCCCTTTGAACTCGAATTTTTTCACGCGAAGCTCCCCCGCCGTCCCTTTTTTCGACGGCGTTTTATGAATTATGGCTCCCCCTGCCGTCCAGAATTTTTCCATTCCCGCATGGTGATTTGAGAATGGCAGGATTTACAGAGAGCGGAAAGATTATTATAATCATGGGTGCCGCCCTCGGTGAGCGGTTTCTTATGATGTACCTCGGTTGCCGGCGTCAGCCTGCCATGCTCCTTGCACATCTCGCAGAGCGGGTGCGCGGCGAGGTACGCCGTGCGGATCTTTATCCAGCGGCTGCCATACCGTTTCTTGGTTTCGGGGTCGCGCTGGTAGCGTTCGTATCGTTGGTTCTCTTGCTTGGCGTGTTCCTCACAGAACCTGCCGTCAGTTAGTTTCGGGCAGCCAGGGTAGGAGCATGGGCGTTTCGGTTTGTATGGCGTTGTGATCACATCCGTTCTTTCTAAAACTTCAGTCTTCGGTCCGTCATCCAGCATCCAGTTTGAAGATTCTGTTATTCTGTTTTAAAATCCTTGACAAGCGAAAATTTTATGATATAATTTTTGCTTTACGGGTAAAATCATCCGTGAAAATAAAATAAAGAGAGGGCGTACATTGTGGCTAAGTCTACATCAAAGAAGGTCAGAGATAAGCAGGCTGTTAGTACCAAGCTTGATGACCATGAAAAACGAATTAATAAGGCTGAAGAAGCTATTAAGGAACTTAATTCAAAACAAAAAGATTTGACAAAAGAGTTTAAGACATTGCAAAAAACCCGTGTTATAGACGATCTTTCTACAAAAAAGCCTGGGTTTTCAAACAAAAACCAATTTACTTACGACGAGGTTGCTAAACGAAATGGGACCTCTGTAGGTACTGTACAACGGATTGCAAATGATAACGAGTTAACCCGTCGAAATCTACAGGTACTCAAGACCAGTTAAAATTGTAGTTCTTTCCAAATATGAATGCAAAGCAGCAGGTGACCGGGGTGGGTCGCCCGCAGGCGACTAAATCGCACTCGGACTTGAAAGACCTAAAATTGTTTTAACTTTTATGCAAACATTATTCGATATATGAACAGAAGAGAGCCTTCGCGAATTACGAAGGCTCTCTTCTGTTCTATCTAATTCAGAATGACAGGAACACTTGCGGTTGCACCATGAAGGCTCTTTAAATATTTTATCTATCCTATCATAAAAAATTTTTCAGTGAGTTTCAAGTGTCCTGTAGTGTCCTTGACTGTCAACTTTTTGGAGCGCTTTCGTATGTAGTTTGTAGGTGTAACGGAGATCGTAACCGAGGATAGGTGCGATGTCTGGCCACGTCATATAGCAAAGGTAACGCAGTTCAAGCAAAAGCTTGTATGTTTGGTTATCGATCTGGCTGATAGTGGCGGCGATTTCCTTTTTTAGCATTGACAGTGTATTTTTTTTAACGGTGATTACGTCTTCCAAGTCAGTGATTCTTATAATAATATCTTCCAACTGGTTTGTATTGCGTGTTGCGTTGCGCGGCATATCGGATAAAATCAAAGCAGCGTTCTCTGTAAGATCTCGTAAAGATCGTACTTGCTTCAACATTCTTTTTATATGCTGATCAACATTATAAGCCTGCGACAGATATTCTTTCGCGGTCATACAGCATCCCGCCTTTCGGCAAGCTCACCATATTCACAGCCGCGCCAAACGATCCACGGGAGTTTCCCGCCGTCAATCCTGATGTTAAGCAACGCTTTATAGTATTCGCTTGCAATGTTGCCGCACTCATACGCCGTCCAATTTTTCTCGCTGGCATACGCGTCTGGCCGAACATATTTGCAGGAAGCGCACCTGATGTGCTTGTTGCACATAATAACCCTCCGAAATTAAGATCCCTCGGATTGTCATAGATTGGCTTTTATAGCTTCAATTAAGGCTGTCTGGGTTTTATTTTTCCTTGCCAGCGCTGCCATAACTTGTTCGTCAATAGTGCCCTTAGTGATAATGTGGTGAATGATCACGGTATCCTTTTGGCCCTGCCGCCAAAGCCGGGCATTAGTTTGCTGGTACAGTTCAAGGCTCCACGTCAGCCCGAACCATATAAGCGTTGAGCCGCCAGTCTGAAGATTCAATCCGTGACCGGCGGACGCGGGGTGGATCGCGGCGATTGGTATTTCACCGGTGTTCCATTTCCTTATCGAATCGGATGTATCCAGCGGGATCGCAGGAAACCGTTCTTGGATTCTGGCGAGATCGTGTTTGTACCAATAAGCGATAAGAACAGGTTTACCGTTGGCCTCTTCGATAAGATCCTCCAGTGCGTCCAGCTTTCGGTCATGAATGTGTACAACAGATTCATCGTCGCCATAAACCGCGCCATTAGCCATTTGAAGCAATTTGCCGCATAATGCGGCAGCATTGGCGGCGGTGATTTCCTCCACCACAAGATCATCTTTCATTCTGGTGTAAATATCGCACTCTCTTTCATCCATCCGCACAGGAACCTCGTTCATCACGAGTTCCGGCAGCTTTAAATAATCCGTACCTTTCATGCTGATTGTGATATCTGATATACGGCTGTAAATATCTTCCTCAGCGCCGGGCTTCGGTTTGTAGCTGAAGATGACTTGCGCGCTGCGTTTGTCCGGCAAAAAGAACGTGTCACGGTAGTACCCGATAAAACGGCCAAGCCGCTGACCCATATCCAGCAAGCGAAACTCCGCCCATAAGTCCATCAGCCCGTTCGAAGACGGGGTTCCCGTCAGGCCGACAATGCGATGTACCGATGGCCGGGCTTTCATAAGCGACTTGAAACGTTTTGCCTTATGTGATTTAAAGGACGATAACTCATCGACCACGATCATATCGTAATCGAATGGTATTCCGCTTTTTGTGATAAGCCATTCCACATTTTCTCGGTTAATAATAGAGATCTGCGACCGTTGCAGCAGCGACACTTTGCGCTGCGATTCAGATCCGACAGCGACGGAGTATTTCAACCCGCGCAGGTGATCCCATTTCTCAATCTCAGACGGCCATGTGTCACGGGCAACACGTAAAGGCGCGATAACAAGTGTCTTACGGACAAGGAAGCTGTCTAGCATAAGATCGAACAGCGCCGTTAGCGTGATTACGCTTTTCCCTAAGCCCATATCAAGCAGGATGGCCGAAACGGGATGGGTCAGGATGTATTCAGAGGCATAAGTCTGATATTCATGCGGTTTGTATATCACGAATTATCTCCTCAATCTGGCCGGCGTCGTCTAAGACGAACACCTTATACCCCAGCCGCCGCAGCATTTCGTGCCGCTGAAGCTGCAAGAGGCGCGGCTTACGCCCCTTAGCTTTGACTTCTACAAATGCTGCCTTGCTGCCGGGCAAAAGGATGATCCTGTCAGGCATTCCATCGTAGCCAGGGCTGACGAACTTCGGTGCGATGCCTCCCATCGATTTGACAGCCCTGACGAGTTTTCGCTCTATTTCACGCTCATACATCAATACCCTCCGTTCTAAAAGTAACCTGGTGCCCTTGGAGCCCTATACGCGCGTATATGCGTACATACGCGCGCGCATTTCTTCATATTTAATAATTAAAGTCTAATAATAGATTCTAATAACATAAGAACCGCGATTACAGACTTGTGTTGAAATCTAAGCATCTTCCGCGAGTTCCGAATGGGGTG